AGGGATATCAGTATCTTGCTTAACTTCGACAGTTTCTTTTTCAGGGGTGGCATCAGTATTCTCTTCTTCTTGCTCTACCTCCTTAACTTCTTCTTCACCATCTACAAGAGAAGTTTCCTCTGTCTCATCTATTTCAGCCTCTTCAGGAGTATCTTCTACTTCTGGCACTTCCTCTGGGAAAGTAGTATTAACAAAATCTTCATCAGACATTTCCAATGGATCTATCTGATCAGTAGGTTCTGCTTTAACTTCCTCTTCCTCAATGACTTCTGTAGTCTCGTCGGTCATCATTAAATCTCCTCTAACGCTCGTGATCTCTCCTCTTTAGCCGCTTCCAGAGATTCTTTAGCCATTTCACCTTCCTGCTGCACAAACCTCATATAGAGCTGCAAATGCCCTACAGCAGAAAGCTGTCCTTCGATATAACTCTTATTCATATCATCCTGGAAATTGGGTGATACTTTTTTAGCTATCAAACCAAGAGCATGATCTTTGCAGAACCCCTCAAGGATAAACTTCTTGAAATCAGTATTTTTACTAAGTCTGTTTAAACAATCCTGAATATCAATTTTCTTTTTCGTAATCTCCATGGACATCTCAATTTCTTTAACTACATCTGACATTACACTTCTCCTTTACTTGGTTTATTTTCTTTATCATAAGCCGCTTTTATATCTATTTTTTCTATGTCTCTTGCCTGTCCTACACCACTCTCTTGTTCAAGAAAATTTAGATCCTTGAGGTCTGCATCACTACCCAAAGCTCTTGTCTTAGCTACTTCTGTACCAGCCTTGGCATCATTCAATTTAGCCTGTGTAGCTGTTGCTGCACCCTGTACTCCGTTCAACTGAGCCTCAGTGCTGTGCTTCATAGCAAGACCCTCTTCCTTGGCAATTTGGGCCTGTAAGAGCTTGATCTGTAGTTCTTTCTCCATTTGGATTAGAGGATCAGGCTGGGGTTCATATTCTTCAATTTTCTTAGCTACGGCAGGCATCTTTCGTAGGCGGGCGATATCTGAAAGAAGGATTTTAGTAATCCCAGGGTCCATGCTGTTGCCAGTAGTTTGGAGCATGAAAGCCAATTCTTCAGCTTTCTTATTATCTTCCTCTGCTGTGGATATGTTGAGTTCTAAGTCGAATTTGCCAGACAAGTCATCTCTGCGTACAGGTATGAACTTTTCATTGGTGACTCTAATTATTTGCTCTTCTGAAAGAAATTCAGCATTCATAGCAATGATCTTACGTCCTACTTCTATGATACCTGCTGCCAATCTGCGAAGTATTCCAAGCTCTCTTTTACTGGCTGCATCTAGAGCAGACCTGCCGTTACGAACACTTGCTCCTATAGCTTCTCCGGTAATGCCTGTGTGGTACGCTTTTACTCCAGTAAGACTCTCAGCTTCAGTATTCTGTAGGCTGATCATATTGTATGCAGAAGAGGGTATTTCAGGGTAAGTATGTGTATATATAGCCTGTCTTGGATCATCAGGACTATTGATCTCGTAGTTGTCACCACGTTGAAATTTTAGTTTATTGGTGGGATCTAAAGCACCACGTTTAAAGCAGGTCTGACTATTGGCAGATTTACCCATAAGATCAATCATGCCACGAGTAATAGCCCCTACAATCTTTTGGTTCTCTTCAAGCAACTCTCCATCTGGTTCACCCCAATTAGATTTCCGTACAGGCATGTAGACTGCTTTTACGAAAGGGGGTTCTTTGTCCGGGAAGGGATTTTTCTCAAGACGGATCATCACATCATTAACCCAGAAAGCACAAATGGGTTGAGCTATGCCTGAATTGTCAATGTCCCAGTTTCCCCAGTATGAATGGACTACGAATTGCTTACGAGCCTTGTCATCAAAATTAAATGACATATTATCTGGGCCCTCTTCATGGTCAGGAGAAGTAAGAGGAGAAGCAGCTTCGATGTTTACACGCCCAAGATTTTTATATCGACCATCTTTCTTTAGTTGGGAAAGAGAGGCTTTAAACTTCTCTCCCACAAATTCAGCTTTTTTAAGATTTCCATTACAAGAAGGGTCAATAATAATATTATCAGCTAGACAAGTTTCAACTGTGGGCTGATTCTTTAATTCTATGGTTTTCTCTACAAGCTCTGTACCTACTTGTCTTGGAATTACTAGCTGCTGTTGTTCAGCAAAAATAGTAAGAGCCTGATCTAAACCAGGATTTTCTATCTCTGAATACTGGTCCCTATTTGTCTCACGTAGCTGTAATAGCTGCATATACTGCTGAGCCAGTTCTTCCTCGTTGGAAGGTATGAACTCATAAATTGGTTCTTCTACCTCAATGGTTTCCTCATCGAAGACCCAACCCAACTTTAAAATTACAGTACCAATATCAACAGCGTCACGAACATAAGTGTCAATTAAATCAACACGACCTATAAGGTTATTGAATTGATAGTTGAGAACCAGAGCATTTTGCTCTGCTCTCTTTCTATCACCAGCAGTTCTTGGTGCTACGTTGAATATATCGGGAGAGCTTAGGAAGGGTTCAGATAATGATGAGTATCTCCACTCTGCTTGTTTACGAATAAGTTTAGGAGCTACAGAAGACTGTCCTGTAACCTTGGGTGGCTTGGCTACACCTGTTACATGCAAATTACTTAACCAGCGATCCACATTTGTTAGATGCAGATTCTGATCATTAGAAGCATCATCAATATTTTTCTTGAGATCCTGAACTGAAGGTTCATTCTCCCACTTTGTAAGTTTTACTTTCTCTGGAAACATAAATTAGTTTTCCTATAAAGAATCAATTTTTGACCGAGTATAGGGAAACTTGTTTTTATACAGAAATATTCTAGTAGATATAAATAGTGAGGCAGTATAGATACTTACATCTATACTGCCTTAATAAATCTTTACTATTGTTATCGGAAACTTAGTTTTTATTTATAACGTAATCCAGCTTCAGCTCTGTTAATCCAACCTATAAGAAATTTAAGATTACTTTGGATTTTATCATTCTTTCTTCTTTTGTCCTGGTAAGCGACATTTTTGTACCTAAAAATTTTATGTAGTGTATATCTGAGTTTAAATATCTCTTCTGATGAATCATTGTCAATTTTATTAATAGCAGCCATAGTCTTAAAACCAAAGATACCATCATCAATTACACCAAGAGCTTGCTGTGCTATTTTCTTGGCTGTGCGTAAGCCTGCATTCACCCCAAAAGCAAATATGTGATAAGCTACAATCTGACTATTAATCTTATCGCCTTGGATTTCATCCCAAAAATTGTACTTATAGAATGTACTTACCAGAAATCGTAATTGAGAATCAAATTCTTTTCTGTCTACTTTACTCCAACCAATCCAAGAAGGCCAAGAGTTGCGAGATATCCCCGCATAGGTCATTCCGCCTCGATCCCCAGGTACTTCATGGAGAATGTAGCCACCCTCTAACAGTATTACTTTTTCAAATATTGGTTCAAAGTTTGCCAAAATATCTCCTACGCAAGAGTTAATTGTGCTACCCGTAACTGTGCTTGAACCCAGTCATAGCAGGATTTTTTGTTTATTTTATTTCTACCAGTCTTATAAGACAACCATCCAAATAAGTTAACTCCGGTCTTTACAGCTTGTGCTTCTGCTAACCACGCACCTCTTAATCTACCAATAGTATACAAAACATGGTCTGCTTTAAATCTACCTATGTCTGGACCCTCAATACTATAGAGAAAATCATGTGCTATTGCTGCTTGACCAAACGGTCCAGCTACAGGACTGCATATAGGGTACAGTAACCGAGGAACTGAAGCACCGTCTATTACAAATCCCCTTGGAACTGTAAATACCTCATCGTCTACAGAAAATATAAAGGGTTGAGATAGCACCCATAACCTGTTACCTAATCTTTCGGTACAATCATAGGACAGTATCTCAATCTTCAATTTTACCCCCTACAATTATTGGATCATTGTATTTTGGTTGTTCAACGATTATTGGGGTAGCTGTAGCATTATCATAGTTGTTTCGATTATCAGCATGATCGTCAATAATAGAACTACTATCATTGCTGTCAGTAGAGGATGTTGTGTAGTCTGATCCTGTATGGGTTTCATCCGTAATAGATCCATCAGCACTACGAGTCTCCACATTTACACTATTACCTGAATCTTTGGTAATAGACCCCTTACCACTGGCTGTGTAGTTATTACCCTGGACCTTGCCAAGAGCATACCCTGCTGCCCAACCACCACCCACGATCTTTGCTACCGCTGAATTAAGGACCACATCAGCCCCTTGCACGAAGGCGTTAGGAGCATCCCTTATTACTATTGGTTCATGCTGGTTCTGGTTGTAGACTGTAATAATTCCAGTGGTGGGATCTACATCTACAAGTTTGGTTTCTATCTTTGAATTGTATGCCACGGCAGAGGCGTTCATAGCCTCCCAGCGAGCCTTTTGGACTTCATGATAACCCTTAGCATCCATTATAGATGAACAGCCTGTAAATAGGATAATTGTGACCCAAAGGGGAAATATTAGTTTCTTCATACAGTAT